AATAAGCGACCTTAAAATGCTAAAAAGCTTAAAAGGGATTACTTTTGAGTATGGCTCAGAGCAAAAAAGCAACAGCAGAAACGTCAAAATTTTTGGCGTTTACTCACATTTAGCCGAAGCTATGGTAAGAGCTTGCTGGTGCATAAAAGAAAGAGGTCTTGCATTATATATGTACTAGACCCTATATATTTATATACTACTACTACTACCCATATATAGAGGAAGTTAAACCTCGACGAGGGAAAAAAAATGGATATAAGCATACAAGAAATAAAAAACATAGAAACAAGAAAAATAAGAAAACAAAATATGGCATACGATTCTTTTGTGAGGAAAGTAATAATTCACACACAAAGAGGGGAAAAGGTTGTCTTAACATTATTTAGTGAAGAATATGAAAACCTAAAATTAAATTTTAAGGAGACTGATTAAAATGTCAGAAATATATGCAAGAGATTTAAACCCAAGAATAGCAAACGATTCTTTTATGGGAAAAGGATTCGAAAAACTTTTAGCTAAAGCTGAAAAAGAAGATAAAGAGCTTATTATTGGCGAATTTTACGCTAATAAAGATTGGCGGCTAGAATGAGAATCAAATGCCACAGGTGCGAGTATGAATGGGACACGAAGTCTTTAAAAAACTTCGTTACTTGTCCTTCTTGCTTAACGAAGGTCAAAATACCAAAGATTTAAATAATTCAACACTATATAAAGATATACTATGACACATACAGGAATATACGTACCAACATTATTGGAATTTCAATACAAATGCGGAGCAAACGTCTCTGCTACTTCAAAAGCAGAAGCTTATGCTAATTCATACATAGCACAAGCTGAAAACCTTATAAACTGTACTGCTAGAAAAGTTTTCGCGGCTGATACTGCTGCATTTACAGCACTACCAGCAACTACAAAATACCTACTTACAGAAGCAGCTTCAAATCTTGCTGCAATCTATGCTATACAATACGATATGAGTGGATTCACAAGCAGAGTAGAGGCTGAAGATATGATAAATATACTAAGAGATGGAGCTTTAAGAGCATTATCTATACTAAGAGATAAAAAGACCCAATCTTTTTTAAGTGAAGGTGGCGGAAATTAAATGGCACATAATTACAAGGATTATCCGGAACTTACAAACAAGCAAATGGAAACCGAACAGTTTTCAAGCCCGCATATCCAAATTACTGAAGACTTTGAAGCGGAAGTTATTAAAGTTACTGATGGAGATACAATCACGCTTAACACAACTTTTAGAGATTTTAACTTCCCGTTAAGATTCCTAAATATCGACGCACCCGAATTAAATGAAGGTGGAGAAACAGCTAGAGAATGGCTAAAAGAACAAATCGAAGGTCAAAAAATTCAAGTTATAATAGATAGACAAAACAGAGTAGGAAAATACGGCAGACTTCTAGGCAAAGTCATATCTAGAGGTCTAGATATGGGAGAAGCTATGCTACGCTTGGGGCTTGTCAAGGCTTTTGGAAAAAAAGACGAAAATAAAATACCACCTATGGAAAAAATCTTTAAGGTGCAAATATGAGTAACTTAAACTTCGGAATATTCGGACAAACAAATAACCTTTTTAGAAGTAATGCTAAATTTATAACAGTACCTACTACTGCTTGGAAAGCTACAAACTGGGATAAAGACGTTGATATTCACGAAACTAGAGTAATAGCAAGAGCCGATAATGCGACCCTCGTTGCTCCAGTATATCTACCCGACGGCGTAACAGTTACAAGCTACATTCTTTATGGAAGTAATGGAGCAAAAGAATATTCTATGTACCAAAGTCAAATAACTAACGGCACTACTGTAGGAATGGGACAAACAAATTTAAATTCAGCAATCACAACAGTATCAAATGCTGTAATAGATAATAGCAAATATTACTATTCAATAAAGGCAATAGACGTAGATACAAATGAAGAAATCTACGGAGCTCAAGTATTCTTTACTGAAACGAGGGAAGACTAATGGCAGAAACAGACATATCAAGCTCAGTAGCTTCAGGCTTAACAAGCACTATGGTAGATTATTCAGTTCAATCTATGAATACAGATGGAGCAACTGGAAACGGAGAAACAACTTATCAGAATTCTAACTGGTCTAAATGGCTAGGTTACTATAAAGCAATACCCGAACTAAGAATAGCAGTCGATACTAAAGCTAACTGGGTTATGGGAAACGGATTCGAATCTGATGAATTTACAAAATTACTTCTAAGCACAATAAAAGGAAACGGAAAAGATTCTTTTAATTCAATCCTTGAAAATATGGAAAGAACCTCATATATTGGGGAAGACGCATACTGCGAAATCATAAGAGATGAAAAAGGAACTCTTGCAAATTTAAAACCACTAGACCCTAGCACAATTGTTGTAGTACAAAACGAAAAAGGAAGAATCATAAGATACGAACAAACATCAAAAGTAAAAGGAGCTAAAAATAAAACATTCAAAACTGATGAAATATTTGTTTTGAGCCATAATAGGCTAGCTGATGAAATGCACGGAATAAGTATTATACCAGCACTTCAAAATGTTATAGACGCTAGAAACGAAGCTATGACAGATTGGAAAAGAGTACTACATAGAAATGTAGAACCTTTATGGATATATCACCTTGATACAGATGACACTTCAGAAATTGCAGCATTTAAAACAAAAAATGACGCAGCAAAAGTAAATGGCGAAAATATGTATATTCCTAAAGGCGTTGTAGTACCCGAACTAGTATCAACAGCTACAAATGCTTCTTTAAATCCTTTGAGCTGGATAGAACAATTAAACGACTATTTTTTCCAAGCTGTAGGCGTACCACAAATAATCGTAGGAAATGCTAAAAGCTTTACAGACGCAAGTGGAAAAATAGTATATCTTGCATTCGAACAAAGAATAAAAGGAAGACAAAAATATGTAGAAGAACAAATTCTAGGACAATTAAATCTCCAAATAGAATTAACATTTCCAGCTAGCTTAGATAACGAAGCAATAAGCGATAAACCAAGAATGGAACTAGAAGAAGAACCACTCGAACAACCTCAACCAAATGACACTAAATCAGAAATGGAAGGCAAAACATAATGGTAAAAACTGGAAGAAAAACCGCTATAAGTAGGGCTAAAAAAGAAGAAGAAAAAAGAGCACAAAACCAACCTACACCAGTACTAAAAGCTCAACCTAGACCGGGCTCAATAGGGGAACACGTAGCACAAGGTGGAAAACTACCCGGACAAGAAGGATTCGACGCAACCACAATAGAAAAAAAACTTACTTCCTCGCAGGCGGGCGGTTCAATTTCTAGCACCACTATACCCTCTCCGCCCGCCACTCAACCTCAAGGCTTTAATTCAAAACAATTCGGAAAAGATATTACTCCGACATTATCAACAACAGGACAATTAGACTTAACAAGAGTAAAAGAACTAATGCAAACAAAAGATTTAAAACAATTTATTATAGACGAAGCTAAAGCCGGACTATTCCAACTAGGAATAGGTGCAGCAGTCGCTGGTGGAATAGGAACACTAGCAACATTCGGAACTGGGGCAGCAGTAGCCGGAACAACAACAGCAGTAAATACAGCTACAGCAACTTCAGCAACAACAATAGTAACTGGAGCACTATCCGGAAAAACACTTTTAGCAGCAGGCGGTGCATTAGCTGGAGCAGCTTCGGCTATGTTTTTAGGGCAGTGGTCTCAAGCAGAAGCACCAGAACCAATTAGCATAGTAATGAGAGATATATTAAGACAAGCTCAAGCAACAGGAGATTATACTTTATATGATGAAGCAGCAGAAGCAAGAGACGAAATTCTAGATTTAGACGTATGGGAAAAAATCACTATGTGGTCGCCATTTTCTCCAGCCATCGGAATTCCTAATAAAATAAAAGGAGCTAAAGCAGCAGCCATCTTAATGGATAAGCTAGCTCAAGACCAACAAATACAAAGAGAAACAGGAGAATCAAACGACCAAAAATGGGAAAGAATTAGAAACGAACAATCACAACAAGAACAAACAAACATAGACTACTATAATCAACAAAGGCAAATTATGATTAATTTTGAAAGAGAAGCTGCAAAAAATGCTAGAGACGCAGACGCTCGTTTTTGGGCTAAAGAAAGAGAAAAACAAAGAAAATTAGAAGCAGAAGACAGAGAAGCAATTGCTGAATTTTGGCAAAAATATAGAATAGAAGCAGCTAAAGCGGCAGAAGATAACAGACCAAGTAAATTAAATTTCGGGATAATATGATTACAGAAGAAATAGTACAAATAATAAGCACCGTCGGATTTCCTATAGTCTTGTGTTTATTTTATGTTTTCGATATGAAAAAAGTTATTAAATCTAATACAGAAGTATTATATTTAATTAAAGACAAACTAAAAAAGTAGAGGGAAGAAATATGGAAGAAGAAAAAAAAGAAGAACAAACGCCAGTAGAAGAAACTACAGCAATTGAAAACGCAGCTAAAACTATGGTAGATAAAGCAAACGAAGCAGCTGAAAGATTAGAAGCAGCAAACGAAGCACACGAAAAACTAGTCAAAAGAGAAGAAGCTGCAAAAGTTCAAGCACGTCTAGGCGGTAAAACTGAAGCCGGAGAAAAACAAGAAGAATCTGCAGTCGCATATAAAGACAGAGTGATGGCAAATGAAGAAGGAGAATAGACAACCTATAGATTCATCTGAAAAGATTGAAGTAGAAATCGGAAGTAAAGCAGAGGTTCTATGGACTAGAGTGAAGAAAGAAGCTCTTATTTTAATAGAACAAGGCGAAGACAACCTTATTATTCAAAGAGGAATGCTTAAACTTGCTGAATCTAAAATTAAAGAAGAACAAGCTAAATAACGAAAGATTTATATAGTTTATTATATATAAAGTAGCTATGGCACTCGAAACAACCCTAATTATAGAAACAGAACTACCAATTATGATGACTGTAGCAGATGGAGCTACAATAGAGAAAGGGACAATCCTAACTCTATCCGACCCAATGACAGCAGCAGCTTGCACAACCGACAACGCTATAGTAGCGGGAATCGCAGCAGGCGAAAAGATTGCAAATGATGGCAATACAAAATTAGCTGTATATAGGGGTGGAATATTCAAAGGTACAGTAGGGGCAGCGGGCTGCACAGTAGGAGACGCTTTAATAACAGACTGTTCAACAGGCGACCCTAACGAAATAGTAGTCGCAGATGACTCTTCTGAAAATATTTTAGGTACAGCTTTAGAAACAGCTACAGACCTACAAACATTCTTATTCGAACTTAAACCATTCGGGAGGAAAATAGCATAATGGCAGATAGCAGCTCTCAAAAGGACATTAGGGGAATTGATATAGATAAGCTAGCAAAAGGTTTCGCTGATGAAGCTTTATTAATGAAAAGGTTTTGTACCAATTCAAAAACAAAAGCTCGTGAAGTAAGATGGTATCAGAAAACAGCTGGTTTTTTAGATTCAACAGATACAACTGGAATAACAGCTTCACAAATTAAATTAGCTGGAGAAAAAGCTAGACCGGTTGTTGTAGAACAAAGCTGGACTAGACAAACTTCTTACGTAAAGAAGTATTTCGTAGAATCTCCTCTTATATCTATGGAAGATATTAAAGATTCTGATATTGATATTCTAGCTGGAAACGTAAGGGACTTAGTAAGAGCAGTAGGTTATCAAGTAGATTTAACAATTTATGACGCAATAACAGACGCAAGCGGAATTTTAACAGCCGCAGCAACTGCTGATGGCTGGGACGACGCAGCTACAGGAGACCCAATTAAAGACATTCTTACAGCAAAACAAGGAATAAGAGCACAAGGTTATAATCCGGAAGGAGCTATTCTATTGATTAATTCAATAGAACACAAAAACCTTATAGAATTCCTTATAAACGTAAAAGGTTCAAGCATACCGGGCTTTGCTACTGAAAAAGTAAAAGATGGCGTTGTAATGAACTTATTAGGGCTTCAAGTCGTAGTAAGTGAAATAGCAACAACAGACGAAGCACTTATCTTTGTACCTCAAAGAGCGGTAACTTGGAAACAATTCTCTCCTTTATCATCTGTAGTAATAGATGAACCCGGAATCGGTAAAAAGATTAGAGTATGGGAAGAAGGAATCGCATTAGTAACCGACCCAAAATGCATTTATGTTATAACTGATACGGTGGTGTAAATTGACTATCGCTAACTGTATAAGATTATATAACAAATATGTAGAAGAAGGAAACGAAGCGGCTAGATTAGATATGCATAACCATATCTGTAAATGTAGAAAATTCGTAGACCACGCATTCGTAAAAGAGATTCAATTAAAAAAAGAAGAAAAACGAGAAGAAATCAGAACTAAAGCAAAAGAAGATGGTAAGAAATCAAAGAGATGAACCGGACAATACCGCATTCGCTTCTGTCAATTTCGTAAGTGATTACGACTTTGACTGCAATACTGCTACAACTGTAGGCGACGCATTTGCAACATATTTAAAACACTTAGCAGATAAAGGACAACTAAACGGAAGCTCAACAGCATAATGGCAACTGGAGATATAACTGCAACAACTACAGAACACGCTAGTATGGCAGCTTTAAATACAGCTCTAGACGCATTAAGCACCGGCGGAGCAACAGCTTCAGCTGATACTACTTCTTATTTTATTACAACAGGCGGAAATGGTTCTATTTATTATCTAACAAAAATAGTCCGTTCAGCGTAAAGTTTATATACTTCTATACTTATTAACTCTATATGGCACTACAACAAGAGAATCTAACAACTTCAACAGGACACGCTCATAGTGATGGAACAGCATATATATGTAACACATTCACAGCAGCAGCAGCTTATACTCTAGAAACTATTGACGTATATTTAAACAAAGATGGTTCTCCGGGAAACGTAGAAGTCTTTATATATACTGTAGATGGAAGCGACCACGCAGACACACTTTTAGCAACATTTACAACAATAGCCTCTGCTGGAATAACAGGAACTATAGCAAAACTTTCTTCTACTGGAACTGCAGCACTATCAAATGGAGTAAAATATTCTATTGTTTTAAAATGGAACGCCCCAAACAACGGGAGCAACAGAATAGGAAATGATTTTTCAGACCCTTATTCAACAGATTTAATGTATTGGAGTAATGATTTAAGTTCCTTTACAGATTGGGGAGCATTTACTCTAAGATATAGTCTTTATGGAACTGCTGCAGCACCACCCGAACTAACAGCAACAACCACAGTAACAGATACTATGGCTGGATTAAATACTACTTTTGGCACATACAGCACAGGAGCAGCAACAGCAAATGATGATACAGCTACATTTTTTGTAGTAGCACCATCTCAAGGAAGAAAACCCTTTTACTTAACCAAAGTACAGAGGGATTAAATGGTAATAACAGAACAAAATAATTCTACGGAAAATATAGGCTATAATGATGACTACATTTATTACTTTACTTCTTTTGCTGCAACACAAAATTACACATTAACAAAAATCACACTTCCTTTATTAAAACAAGGTTCACCGGGAGACTTAGAAGTATATTTATACACGACAAACTCTAATGGTTATCCCTCTACTCAAATAATAAAATTAACAGACATAACAGCAGCTTCAGTAGGAACTACATTTAATTGGCACGATTCCACAGGCACAACAAATATAGTAACTGGAACAAGATATTCTATAGTAATAAAACCAACTGCTCCTATAGGCAACCCCCCTAGATATGCTTGGGGCGGAAACTATGAATCAATAGGAATATTAAGCGGAAACTCTAACGATTTAGTAACATTTCAAGAAAAAGCAAACAGAGGGACAAGAGGTTTTAGAATTCACGGAACAATAATCGCAAGCACAAAAGGAGAAAAAGAACTAAGAACAAAATTCCCAGTAACAAAAGGATTAAATGCAAGAAGCCAAAAACAAACAGGAAGAATAACTAACTTAGTACCTCAAGAAAGTAAAGTACTACAGAGGAATAAGAGTGGTATCTAAAACAGCTAGAGCATTAAGTAGCGTAAGACAATCTAGACCAATAATAACAAATGACATAATACTACCAAACAATAGCGGAGAACATCAAAGGAGCATTAAAAGAAACACACCAACAGGAGACAAAGACTTAGTAAATAAAGAATACGTTGATAATTTACAACAAACAGATTCTTCTACTTTGCATTCAATAACAATAAACAGAGTACTAGATACTGCAGGCTTATTTAATGACCTTGATTTTGTATTTGATTCACTAGCTTATGGCACTCTAAGAGTAGAAGTTTTAGACAACACATTCAGAGCAGAAGATTCAGAAGCACAATTTCATCTACAAGTAAATGGAGTTTTTACTAAAATATTAACAATAAACAGCACTACATCAGATTTTAATTCAAAATTAACAGCAAATTCTATAGAAGCAGACGACGGATTCACGGGCTCATTTACAAATGGAGACGCTGCAACAGTCACAGTAGTAGGCGGAATTATTACAAGTGTTGCTTAATATCTTTTACTAGTATAGCATTTTTATTCGTTCAGCTTTTCCCCAAAGGTCTCGCCATAGCGTTCATAATCCGTGTTATGGTATGATATCTTTAATTTTTTCTCAGTAATTTTATGTACTCTCCTCACTTTCCCCGATTTACACGAGGTAAAGCCTCGGAGGTCATAAAATGACAGATGAAAAAACAAAAGTATTCGTACCAAAAGCACCAGATTATAAAGGCGATGGTGTCGCACTATGGGTAAAAGCAGATAAGAATGGCAAATGCTATTTTACTGTAAAAATATTAGGTGGTTCAGGAATAAACTTATTCCTGAACGAACAAAAACAGGTAGAAGAAGGAGTATCTTCTTCTACTTCAACTAAAAAAGAGGTGGCTTAAATGCCAAGAAGATATACTTGCAAATTAATAGAGCTCTGCGAAAATGGAACTCTTACAAAAGAAATGATTTTTGACGAATTTATGTGCTGGTTAAGCGAAGGAGATATTCAAGAATTTTGTGAAACTTCTTTTGCTAACGAGATAGCACACTATTTCTTAGACCTTGAATAAGGTCTTTTTTATGCTTTAAATTTCATTCAATTGCTACTACTAGCTATACTTTTTATTTCAATAGGTCTATCCGTTTTCTAAAGAAAAAGAGGCGGATATAATAGTCTATCCGCTAATTCATTAGATTATAAGCCCGCCTTGTATTTAAAGACTTATATCCTGTAGAATATTGTTCTGTAAACTATACATCATTATTACTAAATGTTTATATAGTAGTAGTAGCAACTAACTAGTATGGGCGAAAAACAAGACCTCAAGGTTTCGGAAGCAAGGATTCTAGTTTATTTGGCAGTAGTAGATACTCCTTTAAAGACCATTTTGAAATTATCATCTAAACTTGATATGGATTACAGCTATTGCTGTAAAGTAATCAAAATGATGATAGAAAAGAAATGGATAACAATAAAAGAAGGAAACTTGAGGTCTTATTATTTTACAACTATGCAAGCCCCTCTTGAGCTTGCAAAACAGAGGGCATTAGAATGATAACTACAAATATGAATGTAACACCATTTATTAGAGATTCAGACAAAGTATTATGTTTTAATATAAGCATAAGAACAAAAAACGATGGAAATACAACATACACAAGTATAGCATTAACTAGACCTCAAGTGGTCTCATTAATAAAAAAACTAAAGGAGAAGATATAAAATGGAAGGAGAAGTATTAAAACAAAACAGGATAGATGACGGAGTACATAACGGAACAATAGTGGACTTAAACAAGCGGACAAGTCCTTATGAGTATATAGACGTTACAATAGAAATGGCAGACAAAACAAGAGTAAAAGCCAGCTATCCAGCTAAACTATACGTGGATAGTAAACTAGGAAACTTACTAAAAAGATTCGGAACTAACTTAAAAGAAGGAACAGTCATAAACTACGATGAAATACTCTTAAATAAGAAATGTACCTTTGTCACAATAAGTGATGGAAAATTCGCAAACGTACAAGGAGACAGCGTAAAGCCCTTTATAGTGGAAGTGAACCAATGATAGCAATAGAAATGGTTCTATTGTGGTTACTTGTAGTAGGAACAATACTCTTTATACCCTTGTTCTGCTATATGATGGCTAAAATATACTTAATGATAAAAGATGGAACAAACCAAAGAAGATAGAGTAACCAAATACAACTCTTTAAGAGCTGTAGGCTACTCTGTAGAAAGAGCAAGAAGAATAAGGGACTGGTCTCACCAATACTATAACATACAGCTCCACTTAGACCCTAACCAAAGAACATTAAGACAAACGGAGGTCATTTAAGTGACTATTGAGCGATTAGAGCGTGTTATGTGGCGTTTAGACAAAACAAAGGACAAAGAGAAGGTCTTAAAGTCAGAGCTGGACTTAATCATTATGAAAGAGTGCGGAACAGACCCAAAAACCCTCAAAAACAACATTAAAGCTCTAATTAAGCTGGGCTGGTTAAAACAGAAGCAAAGATATGTCTTTAGTATTACTGGAGAGCACTTAAATTGAAAGAGAGAACTACGCTTAGCCTACCCTCGCCTCGCTCGAACAAGTTCTTCACTTCGTCTCGGGATAGGCTAAATTACTTGCTTGCAAGCAAGCAAATGTATAAAGCCGGAGCTCCGGTAAATAGTAGAACTGCGTTCAGCCTTTTATTTATAGGGCTAGCCACGATACGAACAAAGGGGGGGACACCCCCCCTCTGTGACACCCCCCCGCAGCTGCACGACCCCCCTGTGTCCCCCCTTGCGAAGGGGGGAACGTAACGACGTGACGACGACGACGTACGTGTATGTGTATGTATCGAATCTTAATTGATTATGTGTGTGTGTGAGTGTACCCTTTGAAAGATTTTTATAAGAAAAATCACAAATTCAACCCTCACCAGTATCGGGCATCTTTGAGATTTTTCAAAAAAATAAGGTAAGTGATAAGTTAAGCGTGATTGGTTAAATAATGGCAATAGAATGGAAATGGGACAAATGGCAAAAGGAAGTACTAGACCACAGCGGAAACATTACGCTGAGAACTGGCAGACAGGTAGGCAAATCCGAAGTAGTCTCTGCAAAGGCTGTGAAATTCGCTCTAGAGAATGCTGGTACAACTACTTTAATTATTGCTGCTTCGCAAAGGCAGTCGAGCTTGCTATTCGAGAAAGTTCGAGGCACGATAGACTTAAAAGAACAAGACGAAAAAACCACCCTATATGATGAAAAACCAACACTAAGCAAGATTCTACTCAATAACGGAAGCAGAATATACTCACTACCTACTGGAAGAACCGGACATTTTATAAGAGGCTTTACTATTGACTTATTGATTGCAGATGAAGCGGCGTACATACCCGAAGCAGTATGGCTCGCAGTTACTCCTATGCTTGCAGTATCAAGAAAGGCGAGGGGAATGGGGCACATTATTCTACTTAGTACACCATTCGGGAAGGGGGGCTTCTTCTACAATTCATTTACTGATAATGACTTCAGAAGCTTTCACGTGTCGTCCGAAGATTGCTCTAGAATACCGAAAGATTTTCTAAGAAAAGAAAAGCTACGTATGACTAAGGCAGAATATCGCCAAGAGTATCAAGGAGAATTCACAGACGAATGGAACCAATTCTTTACTACAGACTTAATAAAGAAATGTATGACATTTATAGAATGGAACAAGAAAGAGGACTACAACTCGGGTGCAAGATATTATCTAGGGGTAGATATTGCTAGATATGGGGGAGATGAAAATGCTTTTGTCATCTGTGAAATGCAGAAGAATAAACTCAAAATTGTTAAAGTTAAAACAACAGATAGGGTCAGTACAACAGATACTATCGGAAGAATCGGGGAACTGGAAAGAGAATGGAAATTCAACAAGATATTTATCGACGACGGGGGGGTCGGCGGAAGCGTTACTGATATGCTTATTGAAAAGCACGGCAGAAAAGTCATCGGACTTAATAACGCTTCTAAACGATTGGAGATACAAGGCGAGGAAAAAAAACGGGGAATACTGAAAGAAGACCTCTACTCCAACGCCCTTATGCTTATGGAGACTGGACGCCTAGAGATAATAAGCGACCTTAAAATGCTAAAAAGCTTAAAAGGGATTACTTTTGAGTACGGCTCAGAGCAAAAAAGCAACAGCAGAAACGTCAAAATTTTTGGCGTTTACTCACATTTAGCCGAAGCTATGGTAAGAGCTTGCTGGTGCATAAAAGAAAGAGGTCTTGCATTATATATGTACTAG